CAGCCACCACCCCTCTACATATAGGTTATATAAATATTACGCTAGTGATGTCACCAACACTCTGTATGCGTTTGACGCTGGTGCAGAAGCAAATGTAACAGTAACGTTATTCGCATCTGTACGTACAACATCAGTAAACACAGTCTCGTAAGTAGAGTTGTCGTAAACTTGTACCACAACATCACGTGTAGCTAAGCTGTGCGTAACACTGTAAGAGGTTGCTGAACCGTCTCCAATGTTTTCAATATGGTTCTTAGAGTCGTGGTGTGCTTCTACGCCCGCAGGAGTAACTGCACGACCAGTATCCGTACCTGTAATAGTCTCAGCATTCGTAGCAAGTTCTACAACACCTCGCTGACTAGCAGTAGCATTGTCAACAGAAAGCGCAAGAGCTGCACCCTCAGAAGATGCTGATCCGTTCAACGCACCTGAAGTAGTTACACTAGCAACATAGTTTCCTGTAGTGTCCGTTCCAAGAGCAACAGAGTTGGCTTGTACACCGTCTACATTAACAGTAAGAGTTACGTTAGCAGAACCATCAATAGAAACATTACCAGAAGCGTCACCACCCAAGGTGATTGTTCTTGCTGTAGACCAAGCGTCTGCACTATCGGCATTACCTGTTAAGTCTCCAACAAAACCTCCAGCTGCTATAGAGTTTGATCCCGTTGTCCAACGGTCTGCTGATTCGTCCCAAACAAAGCTAACGTTTGTAGCAGTACCACGCTCAACCTCAATACCTGCATTCTGTGAAGGCGTTCCAGCCTCGTTAGAGTTAAGGGTAATGATATTGTCAGCAAGGTTAATGGTCTCGGTGTTTACCGTAGTGGTAGTACCACTAACAGTCAAGTTACCAGAAATCGTTACCGTAGTACCATCGTCAGAGATGCTAGAGTCTGTAAGCTCACCGCCAGAGTCCCATTTAGGAAGCGTGTCTCCTGTCAATCCAGAAGCACCTGACAACTCAATAGAGTCGGCATTAACAGTGATACCTGTGCCTGAGCCAATGTTTAGTGTAGCAGAGCCTCCCAATGATACAGCACCGCCACCAGTTAAACCGCTACCCGCAGTGTAGGTTACAGAACTGTTCGCAAGACTTGCGTTAGGAATAGAAGACAGACTAAGTGCTGTGCCTGAAAGTGAAAGACCTGTAGATGTTGTAATGTCCAGCCAAGCTGTTGCGCCTGCTGAGTCATCCCAAAATAGGATTCGGTCATCGTTAGGGTCTGACAAAGATTCAAGACCTAAGTGGCTAAGAGCAACATCATCAGCATTTACTGCGATACCCGTACCAGCACCTACAGCAAAAGAACGTGATGCTGTAATGTCTCCACCACCTGTAAGACCAGCTCCCGCTGTTAAGGTAACACCTGAGTGATCTACGTTACGATTACTAGTTGTGTCTAGTGCAATGTTTGTTGGGTTAGCAACAAGACCTGTCCCTGCACCGATATCAATCGTTACAGAACCCCCTAGTGATACAGAGCCACCACCAGAAGCACCATCGCCTGCTGTTACAGTGATGCTACTGTTCGCCAACATTGCGTTGGTTACCGCTCCTGATCCGATAGATAGCGTTACCGCACCATCTGTTCCGCCACCAGAAAGACCTGAACCAGCCGTAACGGACGTGATGTCACCCGCCATAGACTGCCAAGCAGATCCATCGTAGTAGTACATCTCATTGTCTGAGGTGTCGTAGTAGATTTGACCTTCTACTGGGTTAGATGGGGCTGTAGCTAAGTTTTGAATACGAGCATTCTGTAGCTCGTTCTTACTTAAGTTTAAGTTGTTAAGATACTTAATAGCCATAGTTTATTAGTTAAGATATGCCTTCCCAGAGAAAGCACCGTTAAAGGTTATTGTTAGGTTGTTTAAGTCTGTATAATCAACATCTCCGTATACTACACTATCTGCGCTGTCCACAACGGTTACCGATGCCTTCTTACCTAGGTTGTGTTCAATAGTCCAGGTGTCACTAGGTGCTGCCTGTGTGAAGGTGAAGTGAGCATCACCGCCCTGTATCCCTTTTATAGAAACATTAACCGCACCCTCAGAAATCTTTACAGTGTTCTGTGTAGTAGTAACACCTGTAAGTGAAACTGAATCTCCGCTATTTACTTGTATATTACTCACTTACGTCTTCGTTGATTTTAAAGATTCCATACACCCAAGTTTTGACTGTACCACTATTCGTAGACTGTAGGTCGTAAACATATAGACCGCCAGACGCAGCAGCCATAATAGCTGATGTTGCCTCAATGGTTAACTTACCAGCACTTGTTCCAGTGTAGGTAAACGAATCGTCTGCAATGATGTCCGCAGAAGAAGTATCCGTCTCCTTCACATCCATCTTCCAAGAGTATCCGCTAATATCAATAGCATCGCCATCATCATCTGTAAAGTTTAATTCAAGCTTGAATGTATCGCCCTTACGACAAGTAATATCTACTCTTGTTGATGTATCTAAGTTTATCTGTGTTGCCATATTGCAAAGGTAGTAATTTACTGGTTATCAAGTAGTTGTGTTAAGTCACTTGAATCATCTTCTAACTCCCCTCGTTGACCCTGTCTCTGAGAGATCATTTTAGACTGTTCGACTGCCTGTTTCTTAACACGCTCGTCTTTACGATCTTCCTTCATATCCTCTAGTCTCTTTCGGAAGTCTCTTTCTTGAGCCTTTTCAGCAATATCCATATTAGACTTAGCCGACTCTAGTTGCCCTTTTAGCTGGTACTCTAGCTGAAGTAATTGTGCTTGAGCTTGAGCCTCGGCTTGGATCTCAGCAATCTTAGCCTGAGACTGCATTTGAATCTCTTGCATCTTGCCTTGAGAAGCAGCTTGCGCTGTCTGTTGATTCATCTGCGCTTGCATCTGAGAGTTCTGCTGTGCAATCTCTTGTTGCTGACGCATACGCTTTTTACGTCTGATAATAAGGAGTCGCTCTGCCTGGTCTACATCCTTGAGCTGTCGTACAGCAATAGCGTCTTCTAAGTCTATTTCTTTCTGAGAAAGAGCTACTTGAATGTTTTGTTCTAAGTAAGATTTCTCTGTTTCGTCCATCTCGGTTTGAACCTTGATTCCGAAATTATACATAGGAAGGTCTCCAAATGAAGACAGTACATCCATATTTGTTTTACCAATAGCCTTGGTGTACACTTGATATAATACCGAGTCCTGAGGTAGAATCTGTAAACACTTGACAATGTCTTCGCAAACCCTAGCATACAAATACATAGATGCATTAGTAATGTCGTAGATAGCATTGTTACCAGCTGCAATAGCTTGCTGACGAACACCTACCAACTGCTCTCCCTTAGGAGATGTACCGTCCATTACTTCGTTTATACCTGTTGTATCACGAATAAGACGCAGATTGTGATTGTAGATACCAATAAGCTCGTTAATATTGCGAATGCTATTATCCAAGCTCCTAACTGGAGGGTTCTGGAATCCACCTTCCGGATTCTTTGAACGATAGTAGAATACACCTGTTTGTTCATAGATGTCTTGTATATCTAAGGGTTGTAGTTCTCCTCCTTTACCTAGCTGCACATTCTCTAGACCCTCGATGTCTACAATGAGACCATCAGGCTTGGCTTTTGCGATAGCCTGTTGAAGCTTTAAGTGAGAAAGCTGCAACTGATCCGCAAATCCGATTACCGATCCAACTAAAGACTTAGGCATCATTCTACGTAGGTTTGTAGCTACTACAGAATAAGATAGTCTAGCCTTTGTTAAGTCGTGAGCGTTCTTGGGAATATTTTTCTTCTGACCGTAGTCAAAAATGTAACCGCATCCTATGATATAGCTGCCTCCGAACACGGTTTGAATATTCATATTTACAGGCTTTCTATCGTACACAGATTCCTTAGGAGGATTGTACTCAAAGCCCTTGTAGTAAAAGTTTGTGTTACCAAATCTAGACTGCTTCTCCTCAAAGATAATATCATCTGTAGACAGGAATTCAAAGTCCATTACTTCAACGATAAACTCATCGTACCCATAAGTGGTTCGATCTAGTGTTTCATCGTAGTATTTATAGCTGAGCTTATCAGCTCTGTTTTGATATTTGTTTTTTACACCCTGAGCTATCTTTGCATACTGTTCTTCAGTAAGCTCATCACCAGCGATACGCTTGAGTTCCGAGATGCTAATTTTTTTGACGTGTCCGGCATAAATGAGGTCACTAAATGTAGGGTCTTCGGTGTAACTATGAAAGAAGAACGCTGGGTCGATGTACTCTTCTGTGATTCCATAGTTTGGGTCGTTGTTTCTTTTTACAACCCCCATACCACAGGTAACGAGGTCATTTACCGCTCTACGGTATACTCTCTGATTGAAGTCTGTCCACTCAAGAGTCATATTAGTACCAACTTGAGCAGCAATCTCAGCAGCTGTCTTTACGTTAGCATCCATAAAAATCTCAGCCTCTTCCGGTGTTTCAGGAATGTCGCTGAGGTCGATGCCGGTATCTACACCTAAGTTGTTTAGCTGAGCAATAGTTTCTTTGTTCTTAACCTTAAACAACTGTTCTGCTTTTTTCTGATCCTTTTCAGATTGTGAAAGAGGGTCGATGGCATTTACATTTGGATACGGTTTCTTTGAAAGAATGTTGTTTACTACAATCTTTACAAACTTAGGAACGATAGGAACTGGAGACCAGTCTAAGTTCAACAAAGTACCGTCACCGTTATTAGGGTCTAAAGAGTTTAGAATCTGCTTGTAGATAGAAGTATCCTGTGTACCATTTGCATAATCACGATTGGTCTCAAAGTCTTTCATTCTGCGTCTGAAGAGACTTCTTTCGTCATCAGATTGCCCCCATTGCTTTTCAATGGCTTTGGCATATTTCATACCGTAAGACTTGGATGTCTTTACAGAATAGTGTGCAAATGGATCGGGAAAGTTACCGTACTTCCCTTTGTCGTTGTCATTATTGTACATAGCGTTTCGCAGAATACTTCCTCGCAAATATACGAAATTAAAACGCTGTGTTTTAGCGTCTTATCTCCTTGCTGTATCTTCTAAAGAACTTCTTACCATTGAAGTCTGATTTCTTCTTTTCGGTCTTAACTTTTTGTGCCGCAAGAAGTGCAAGACCAGCGCTAATTGTAAGGTCAAACTTTGTACGGTTGTCTATTTTGTATCCTATCCAGTCTTCTAAGGTTCTCTGAAAATACATCTTGCCCATCTCTCCTGTTTCAGAATTTATACCTACGTGTTCCTCTACGTACGCCTCTATAGCGTGAGCGTGTGCTTGAATAACATCTTGGGAGTTGGATGGAATACCACGGGTCTTTACGTTTGCAGAACCGGGTGTCTTTAGGTGAGCTGGTCTTTTCATTACATACTCCTCATATCCTCTTGACTCAAAGTAGCGCACGATTCCGTACTTGTTGTTTTCTATCAATAGCGGGTAGCCGTAGAACACGGCAGCCATCAATACGTCTTCGTAGAAGATTCGTGCCAAAGGAGGGCGAGAAGCGTATTCAGCGACAAACATATTGGCAGGAGCAGCGAGACTAAATTTATTGTAGAGATGACAAGCCCCTTTCGAGCCTCTATTATCAGTTGTGCTGTCCAAGTCATAGCTATCGACACCGCCAACACCAATATGATCATTCGCAGGAACTTTCTTTCCATATTGTATTTTGTATTTATTTCTGTCTTCAGGATTTGGCATCCAAGCAACCCTCCACCTTCCCTGTGGGTTTGGATTAAACATAACCTCTTTATCATTAACACCGTCCTTCCAGCTAAAGTTTCCTCGTACTACCGGGTTAGGATAAAGCTCTTGATTGTATTCTATTTGTTCGTATATCTTTCCAATATTAAACGTAGAACCTTCGATACTATCCCGCATAGCCTCATCAACCGTGAACGGGAACTGTCGTACATATTCATTGAGTTCTCTTGCATCGTGCTTTAACGCATCTCTTTCGTTCTTGAGATAAGTCTTCGCACCGATATCCACAAAATCCCCATCAATCGTCTTAACTGGCTTTTCAGGATCTTCAACGATGGGGTTTCCATACTCGTCAAAGAAACCCTCCAGGGCTTCGTAGGCTGGTATAAATAATCTATATAAGCCAGTCTTTGTTCTTCCGTTGGCGTTTCTGTCGTTTGGATCGGAGTCTCGCCATAGTTCTTTGTATTGTTTTCCACCTTTGTCCATTGGATTTACCGTGCTACCCATAAGACATTTACCGATAATCTTACGACCAACAATTAAACAAGTTCTCTCTATTCGCCAAGCTTCACGAATGTCGGTAGGCTTTTCCCACTTACCGCTTTCATCAAGATACATCATATGAAGCTTTTCACCATCGTATGCGTTGTTTGTGGTGTTCTTCCAGTTAATTATAGTATTCAAAGCCTCACCCTTCATAGAAGTTTTGTTCTTCTTCGTGATACGCTTTGAAGGCTCACGGAAGGCTAGCTCCATACGTGGGTTGGTAGTACCGTCCTGTATAGGCTTGAAAAAGAACGGATAGCTCTTAAACATAGGGACCACCTTCTTCATAAAGATGTTCTCCTGAGCATCCTTACCAGTCTTAGACTGAATCCCGAGAAGTTTGTCCTTTACCTGTGTTCCTTCGTCCACAAGGATAGAGGCTGACATATTGGTATACCCCGAACGTCTACACTTAGTGTACATCTGACCCATAGAGCGAGGGTCTACTTCGCACGCTGCGAAATGAAGGAATAGTCTTCTTTGAAATTCTAAGTAGTAGCCGTAGCCGATATCCAGCTTCGACCACTGTAGCATCATATAATGTCTGCCGGTAATATAGATGCGCTCACCGTTGTTGAAAAACCAAACACCTTCACGCCTACGCTTAAACTCTTCTTCGATGTATGGAGAAAAGCGCTTCTTAAATTCCGAGGGCATCTCGTACCACTCATCCATACTGCGAATCCTACGCAGCTCTTCTGGCACAGGAAGTCTTTGCCACATTTGCATATCCACCACCCGTCCATAGTTGAGGATTTCTTCGTCTTTTGGAGCTTTGGGAAGCTGAATGAGAACGTCACCGATCTCGATAACTTCACCAGACGTATCGTTGGGACATATGTTGACAACGTACTCATCATACCCCTTAACTTGCTTGAGACCCGCCATTTCATTATATTTTTGTAACTTTACATTAAATTAACATTACAGCTTATGAAAAAACTACTAGTATTTCTAGCTGCGTGTTTGCTTACCGCTTGTGCTTCAAGCACGAGTGTAGCGGTTCAGTCATCTTGTCCACACCACGGATGTGACATCACCGCCATCCACTCTCACGCTTACTGGTATTAATAATCCCAGTAGATGAAGACTTGACTACTTTGAGAACTTCTCTGCGAAGCCTCCTGAGTAGTCTTGTTCTTCTTCAATCCCTCCTGTTTCTCGGAGTTCTTTAACCATTTGTTCAAGTCGTTGGTACTCAATCAGCAATTCTTTTGCGTCAACAGCAGTCTGCTTTATACTCTGTAGCTCAGCCTTGCGCTGTGATCCAGAAAGCTCACCATCAACTGGTTTTTTAATCTCCTCAATCATATTATTGATTGCCACCTCCATTGAGGAAAGCAGTCTTGTTGAGGCTTCTTCTGTGGTAAATTTACGCTTCTTTGACATACACTAATTCAGTTGTCCTCATACGATAGACCTTAGTACCGTCTTTAAGTTCCATTTCGTATTCAGAGTTTTTCGTGTAACCCACCATATCACCAGGCTTCGCTCCAATCCACTCTGAATCTGGGGGTAGGCAGAGTAGCTCTCCCTCCAGCTCAGGTTCTTTTGCGAGGCTAAGAACGATGCCAGAAGAACTTGTTTCCTCCTCCGGCTTATCTGGGGGTAAAACAAAACACCAATCCCCAAGCATAGTAATATCACCATCTTCATCTTCGTATGCGATAGCGTGGTTTCCATATCCTCCCAAGGAGTCATAATTAACCAAATATGTATCTTCTCCAAGGTCATATACTTTTTCCATTACTACGTGGTGATGAAAGTACAATGTACCTCCCTTACAGTTATCTAGCGGGCAGTCTTTTGGACACGCTAGTATCTCACCATAATTAAACCTATGTTCAAACTCATTAAATTTAGTGACAAGTTTTATAGTTGTCTCTTCGGACAACTTTATCTCGTCTTTAAATTTTTTAGGGAGTTTTACAAGAAACTGATGCAAAGGCTTCATACTAGTCGAATTTAAGATCGTACTCTAGAATACAAGGCATATCGTCTACAGCCTTCCAAAGCATAGTGCCTTCTTCGTTTTCTATGTAAATAAGATACCGTTTCTTAGAGAACTTGTGTAAATGCGACTCGTCTTCTATGATTGCGCTTACTTTACCAGCGCCTGCACGCATACCTACATAGTACGCCATTGCGTCTTTCGGGTCACGCCCGATAACAATTTTTCTAATCATTTTAATTTAATTATGTAAAGCAAACAGGGGTTTAGTTTACATTGTTGTCCCCTCTTGCTAAGTTTATCCAATAATCTATGTTCGATGTATCTGGCTTTTGATCTTCTTTTTCCATACGGTAAGCTTCTACACAATAAGAAAGCAAATCGTCAAGCTCATCTTCGTCAGACACTGAAAATGATGACAGCAAACTCATACTAGCACGTTCATCACCGTTCTCATCCTCGTATGCTGTTTTCATATCTATAAAACCTACAGCTAAGCAAGCTATAAACTCATCTTCCAAGTCGTATTTCTTGACTATAGCGTTTATGGCTAGTATCATTTCTTGAATCTCAACGATACAGTCTTTTTGTCTTTCAGTCATTAGTCAAGTTTAGTAATTGAGAATGTACTAGTAGTAAGCAATGAAGCACCACCTCCAGACCGTCTAATGGTATAGTAAATGTCAGTATCTGCGGCAGCGTGGCGAACTAAAGAAAATCCAATAGCTGTATTACCTGTGCTGGCGTGTCCTCTAGTTATAGACTGTATAGTAGCTGCTGATCCACCACTAGGCTTTTCAGTAACGTCTACAATAATATCGGTATTGCTTGAAGTCACCTCCAACATAAAGTTTACGTCAATTCTTACTAGACCCTCTGCCTCTACAGTAACTGCCCCTGTTGTTGTAGAGGAAGTTTGTAGGTGATCGTTATTGCTGTCATTTACCAAGTGAGAGTGTGAGTTGCTACCATTATTTACTCCTGCTTGTGTTGGCGTTGCGGCTGAGGTCGTTAAGGTATAAGATGCACTTGGACGCAAAATAAACATAGGATTTGCAAACACCTGTGTCGAAGCAGCAGAAAAGGCACTACTGTGGAGGTCACGCTTTACGATATTGTTATTGCTATCTAAGAATAACCCGGTAAGTTCGTCAGAACTTGTAGTTGGTGCGGTGGTGAAAGACAGTGTGCCGTCTACTTCAACAGTATCTGTAGATAATTTGAGTGCAGAGTCCGTTCCCGCCCCATCTTCTACTGTTTTTAGCGTTGTTGTTACACCATTAGACTCTAATTTTAAAAGGGAAGAGTAGGTATCCTTTACTTTATTTCCAGAAAGAGTTGCCATTTGCTTAATTTTGTATACAATGCAAATT